ATGTCCGACCGTGCCCACTTGCGCAGGATCGGCTTGGACACCTCCTTGATGGCCTTGAGGCGTGCGCGAAGCTCGCGCTCGCCCTTCAGGGTCGCCACGTCAGACTTCCGACTCCTCTGCCTTGGGCTTGTCAGCCTTCGGCTTCGAAGTGGTCTTTGGCTTCTTGGACGCCTCGCGCTTCGCGATGGCATCCAAGGTCTTGACGCTCATCTCAGTGGTACAGGATGCGAACGTGTCCCGTCTTGGTGTCGCCTGCACCTGTGACTGCGACCTTGAGCGATCCGATGAACGGGAACGAGGTCGCGCCCTTCATGGCCGTGCCAACGAGCGCAGCCGACGTACCGTCTGCGGCCTCAAGGAATGTGGACGGGTAGTAGACCGTGGTCGCGGCCACGCCATTGACGCTGACGAGTGTCAGCGTGTGCGTCTCGTCCGTGACATCGAAGTCAGGGGTGGAGAGGTCACCGATCTCAAGCTCGATGGCGTCGATGACGCCTGTGAAGTAACGCTCCCAGGAATAGGCACCACTCACATTCGTGCGAATGGTGATTGTCTTCACGCTGCTCATGCGAGTGCGAACCTCCGTCTATGCCCGTACATCAAGCGCCAGTAGGTCGGGTCATCCGTTCCGCCTAATGCAGCGGCTGGACGCTCTGCTATGAGTTCTCCCATCCGCAGCGCGGCTTGAGAGAGTGCCTCATCTGGTTCGTCGGTGAACTCGTCCCACTCGCCGACGTCGAGCTTCACGCGGTTGATGGCCGCAGCGATGACCCGATCAACGAAGTCCGACCAGTTGTCGGGATCGTCGTTCAGGTCGAGAACCTGCTTCAGGTCATCGCTGTCGGGCCAGTCCGCCATCGTCAGACCGCGTAGGTCGTGAACGCGTCGGGGTAGAGCGGTGCATACCAGTCGATGACCACAAGGGCCACATCCCGGCCTGCCTTCGAAGGAACGTCCACCTGGAGGGTGAACGCGCCATCCTCTGCCCATGCGAAGCCGCGCCGTGGTCCGATGATCACGTCCGTCGCCGTGTCATCGAGCGCCGGCACGTAGACCGGGCGAAGGCCGCTGATCGAGCCGAGTGGTCCATCACCAACCGTGATGTTCGCGGTGATGTTGGAGAACATCGGAAGGTTCGTTCCGTTGACCTTCGCGTCGATGAACAGAACCAGAGCATCGCTGCTCATCCAAATCGTGTCCGGTCGCGGTGCGTGCGCAGCAGCTGCGTTCGCCCACGCCTCACCGATGGTCAGAGCCTCGGGATCGAGGGTGCCCGTACCAGGCGTGACGCCTGACGCCAGTAGCGCCGCGATGGCCTCAGCCTCGGCGTTCTGCGAGACGGCCTCGGCCAGGAGCCGAAGGTACAGGTCGAGGTACGAGGGATCGGAACGCTTCAGCAGCTGGATGCTGATGTCGCCACCACCCGCGATGGTGACCGCATCGAAGCCGCTGGCGACGATGCTTGTCTCGGTGCTGGTGATGTCATCCTTCTCATTCACCTGCACGCCAGCCGTGGGCCGCGTGACGATGGTCGGGACGTTGAGGGTCATCCCGGACGACGGGGTCGGGATGCGGGTGGTGGTTCCCAGGAAGGGCCGAGAGGCATCGATGATGCCGATCAGCTCAGGCGCGAACGCCTCAGGGACCACGCCAAGGTTGTCACTCGTGATGAGATCGGCCATGACGCGCATCTGCGTGTCAGGGATGACCTCTCCGGTCAGCGCCTTGAGTGCCGTCTGGAACCACTGTCCCTTTGTGATCACCGGCTGCACGTTCGTCGGGACCGGGATGACGATGTCGCGCCGTGCGCTCTCCTCGAGGCTCGCCAGACGGTCACCGAACGCCGCGAAGCCCGCATCCATGCGGGTCAGCACAGGCGTCAGGTCAACCGGCTCCGGTGCCTTCACGTCTTCGGTTTCGCTCACTGGTTCATCCTCCTGCGAACGGACTGCGAGAACGGCTGCCTGTTCGCCATAGGCGGGCCGGTAGGTCATCGTCGCGCCGGTAAGCGCAACCCTCGTGTACGTGCGGACTTGCCGCCCGTTCTGCCGCTGAGTGGTCGTGCCTCCTGGCACCTCCCGGAACTCAAGTGACACGCCCCGCACGATCTTGTCTTCTGCGAGCGCCAGGAGTTCATCACCTGCCTGCGTCCTGCCGACCTTGAAGACGACGTGCGGGCCGTCTTCAGCCTCCCAAACAGACGTCGAACGACCGACCACATGGCGTGTGAGCTTCGGCTCACCCATCTGACCGATGCCGATATGCGCTTCATGCTCAAGGCCCATCAACAGAACGCCATCCTGTGGCGTCCCGGCGATAGACCCACGAGCGAAGGACTCTCGGCCCGATGACGTGTCGATCATCTTGTCCCACGGCAGCAGTCGGACCTCGATCTCACGCTTTGCGTCCGACCTGACGATGACATCGGTATCAAGGTCGATGCTGATCACGTCGTCACTCATCGGATGCCACCTTGCGCGGCCTGCCTGGGCCACGCTTCGGGGTCACGATGACCTCGGGATACGGCTCTGTGACCGTCTCAGGCTCGACGGACGTCGTGACGGCCTGCACGACGGGTGGATCGGGTGCCAGCACCTTCACGGCGCTGGGTGGGTCAGGAACGACCGTCCGCACGTACCGACGACCGCCGCGCGTCTCTTTCCAGTGGTATTCGACCGCCATAGAGAATGACCTCCCTAGGACGCGTGGTGGGCACGGTACCGCGTCAGGAAGGCCACGAGAACGAGACTGGCGACGGAGCGCACGGCTCGTTGATGTATTCGGTTAGTCGCAGACTAACACACGCCTGTCAAGGTCTTTCATATGACCTCCCGGCGGCGACCCGTGCGAGCCGCGCGAATGCGTGACTGAGCCGCCTCCGGTTGAGGTCATTCTCATAGTAGGCTGGATGCTCTGCGCGCCATCTCTTGAAGTAGGCAGACCGGAATGCAGGATCGTGCCAGCGACCGCCCCTGCTTCCCTGCCCGATGGGCAGTCGATTAGCCATCGGCTTCATCGGACGTAGCTCGCCAGGACGAGTCCCACGACAAACAGCAGCGCACAGGACAGACAGCCCAGGCGCGTGTAACGGGTCACGCTGCTGCGTAGACCTTGCCGCAGCGCGTACAAGACCCCGTGAACGGTCCATCCTCTGCCAGCAGCTTGTTACAGGGCCGCAGGATGCCCTTGAGGACGCGTTGACCGTCGCAGCGCACCGGCTCTGCTGATCGGGCCACGGGGATCGAGGACGGGACTGCCTGCGGCTGCGAGTAAGGGATAGGCGCATTCTCTACGTCACCAGGAAGGATTCCTTCCTTCTCCTGGGCCATCTCAGGCGTCAGGACACCTGACTTGATGCCAACGTCATAGACGTCGAACCGCGTCTTGATGTCCGCTCGCAGCAGGGCATCGACGTTGAACCGTGCGACGGTCGAACGGGTCAGCAGATCGGACATCTCCTGCTCGATCTCCTCAAGGTAGTAGGGCCACAGGCCACCACGGACCCACTTGGTGAACTCGCCTTCAAGGTTCTGGTAGGTCAGCGTCGAACCGGGCTGCACGTAGTCGAGCAGACTGCCTGGGATGCCGAACATCCGGCCTGCCTCGCCTGTCTGGTAGTTGCGGGCATCGAGCATTTGCACACCGATGGTATTCGGTGCGTGATCCTCCACAGACTCGATGCCCGCATCGATGATCCTAGGCTCGTTGTTTGGCCTGTCAACCCACTGAGCGCGCAGAAGGTCGGCCTCCGAGTTCCCGTTGGCATCGAGCGTGGGCGACAGCGTGCCCGCAGCCTTGATGATCGTGGACGGGTAGCCGCCATCGGCGTAGAAGTTCGCTGCGAAGTCCTGCGCCTCCACGGCCACGCTGACAGCAGCGCCGCACAGTTGCAATGGTCCCATCCCGCGCAGGCTCTGACTTGGCTGCACGAACGTCAGGTGCCTGAAGTCATCGAAGGCGAGTGCGCGCTGACCATCGACGGGTCGCGCAGTCGTCATCCCTCTCCAGGTGATGATCGGCCTTGCCGCATCGTTGGGATTAGGCTCCACGAGGACTTCCACGGGGTCCGCGTTGATGAGACTGAGCGCATTGCCGTCGCCATCCCGCTTGGCGACCCACCACCACGCCTCTCCGCGTGTGGCAAGGTTCCATGCGGTGTCGCGGTAGAAGGTACGCGGCTTCTGGAACGGGTTTGGCCTGACCATGATCTGTGGACGGTCCTCTGGTGCCAGTTCCGCGCCGTGCCGATACGCGTTCATGGACAACGCGCCGATGGTGGTGCTGATCAGCGACACGCAGCGGAGGATGGACGGCACTGCCAGCGCAGCCGACACGCTGGCAGGCGTCCACGGTCGAGGCGCATAGCCCAATCGCGCCACGAGGTCATCGATGCTGTCGCCGGAACGGGCCTGAGGCTGGTCCTGACTCCCGTCAAGCGCGAAGAAGTCCCGGAAGAATGACGTGACGCCCATCTAATAGACCCTCGGTGACGGTTGCTGGGGGCCGGATGCAAGCCATACGGCGCGGATGGATGCGAGGACTGCTGGGATCGGGTGGTCATCGGCCATCCTGACGGCTTCGAAGTGCCCGCCGTCGTGCGCCTTGCGCGACGTCCACGCCACCTCGGATGTCAGCGTGCCGTCGTCCTGCCACTTGAGGCGACCAGCGTTCACGAGGTTGACGAACTGCGCGGAGGCGTTGGCGAACGCCTGACCGGCGACCTTCTCGGGCTTCTTGAGGAACTTGGCAAGCTCGGCATCGGTCAGCGGGTCATAGGCGACCCGCCTGACTCCGTACTTGGCAGCGTCCTTGACGAGATCGGCTCCCAGGGCACCAGTGTCGATGGGGTCGCCGGTCACGTCATAGATGAGCCTGAGTGCGACGGAGCCGTCAGGGCGCTGCCATGCCAGCGCAGCTGCTGCCCTGCGTCCGTCAGGCGTCATGCTCACGGCCATCATCGGCGTCAGCGGGTCGCTGATCGGACCACGGCACTGTGCCCAGGCGTACTCGTCCACGAGCCTCTCGCGCATGGACGGCACCCAGCGACAAAGGTGTTCCGTCTCAAAGATCGACAGCCTGCCCGTGAGTGAGTAGGCGCGGTACTCCTGCTCAAGCTGCTGCATCATGTCGTGCCCGTCGATGGCACCCACGGCAGGGTTCGCCTGAAGCCATCCTGAGCGGTCTGCGATGTCACGATCGGGCGCAGCGGACCACTCAAGGTATGCCAGCGAAGGGTCTTCATCGATCCTGAGACGCAAGTCATTGAGGACGATGCTGTCGTCCTCTCCCGCGTTCGACAAGTAGACGATCTGCGGATTAGCGGACTGGGCGAGGGTCGGCTTCGCAGCTGCGATGAAGTCGTAATCGTTCATCTCGCGAAGCTCGTCCACGATCACGTCATCGTTCGACGGGCCACGAGCGCCACCACGGGACGGGGCGACGATGCGGTACTTCCCGCCGTTCAGCATCTCGATGGTTTCCTGCCCTGCGCCGAACCTGGGCTTCTTCTTCAGGGTCTGCGGAAAGACATCCTCCATGAGGTCAGCGACCCTGCCGAAGACCTCTCGCGGGAGTTCGCGGTTCTGCGCCGTGTGCATGATCCGTCGGCCCTTGAGCAGGCGCGAGACGATGAACGGCACCAGCAGTTCCGTCTTCCCGTTCTGCCTCGCGACGATCACCGCGACCTCGCGGTACAGCCAGCGGTCACCCCTGCCCAGGGCCGTCAGGTAGGTGCCTGCGATGTCCTGCCACGCCATGAGGTCGATGCCGACAGAAGCCGCAGTCTGCCGAAAGTCAGCGATATCCGACCGTGCGGGCCGGAGTGGGGCCAGCCTCGGCTTCGATGAGCCGACCCTGCCGGTGATCTTGCGCGAGGCTAGCGTCATCCCTCGGGCTTGGTCGTGGAGTCAGTACCCTGCTGCACGGAGGACTGCGCCGACCGCGTGGCCTGCTTCGCGCTCTCCTGGGCGAACACGAACGCAGTCGCGCCGCCCATGAAGCCGACGATGGCGAGCCGGGTGGACTCTGCGTCGGACTGTCCCAGGGTGGCGTACAGGAACAAGCCGCCTCCGACCACGATCACGAGGGCGATGGTGTACGTGAATAACAGCTTCAGGGTGTCGCTCTGCACGGTTATTCAGCCCTCATTTACGGCTTTCTGGTGAATACTAGCCGAATAATCCCGCTTTACAAGCGGAATCGGGTCATTAAACGGCTTGGTCGGGCTTGGGTCGCCCTGTGATGACGGTTTTTGAGTGTAGACAGGGGGGAAGC